TACCCGTGGAACTATGACACTCAATATCGAGTGACGCTACGACAAAGGGTGCGGCGTCAGTAACATCCAACGGTTTCAATTTTTTCCAATCTCTACAGAACAAGTCAATGTCGACTGTAGCGTGATACCCGGGTGTACACGAGTTCTCTGTATCCACCCAACCGGTTGATTGAATACCCGTTCGATGCATGAGTCGTAAAACTGGGTCTACATTTGATTCGTATACGTAGGTTATAGATTTTTCTTTATAATTTTGGTTATTCATCATCTTGTTTATGTAGTTACTCACTCTCCTTCGTTGTGCACAGTCATTACAGAAGACCTGTAAAAAGCGACGTTTTTCGTTGTTTTGAAAACCCCATACATCTTTAGCTTCAACTTCTTCGATGTCGTATACTTCTTCATGAAACTTTCTCTCGATGACACCCTTCAGAGCCTCTTGGCTAGAACCCACAGGAATTTTAATAAAAAAATACGGTTTGAATGTAGTCGTCACACATACAGATTTTCCTTCAAGCGTTTTCCCGAACAACCTAATGTAATGATCGTTATTTTCATCTCGAGAATCCCAGGTCAACACCTGAAATTTCACCATCTACTTCGTAATCGCCCCAAATTTTTAATATCATATATTAGTAAAATGTCAGCTGCGTTGATTGATCTTGTATCCACTGGTGCTCAGGATGTTTACATCACTGGCGACCCTCAAGTTTCATTTTTTCGTCAAAATTATAAACGTCATACAAATTTTTCGATCAAACCCGAGCGAATGGATTTTGTTGGCACCTTCAGTGGTGGTAATGAAGTCGTGATCCCCGTCCAGTCCAAGGGTGATCTTTTAAGCTACGTGTGGATTGAGTCCCCAAACATTTCTAACGTCGGCGTCAACACTAACGCCTTTTTCGCCAACAACGATACTAGCACCACGGAGTTTTCGTTACACATTGGTGGACAGGAGGTGTGTAAGTTAGATTCCCTTTTCATTCAGGGTGTACACAACATCCTCTACAAGGACACCTCCTCCAAAGTTTCGTGTGCCGTCACGACTGATACAGTCTCGGGTAACGCTAAGGCTGCCGTCGGTGCTGGGCGTGCTTCCGATTATTTCGTAATTCCTTTCTTCTTTAGCGAAGATTGGACTAAATCCCTACCACTCACCGCATTACAGTATCATCAGGTGGAAATACGCATTAGATGTAGGAATGGTTTAGGTTCTATTTCACCTAAGGTATACGGTACGTATGTGTACCTCGATTCCGATGAGCGTGATTTCCTCGTCAATACCGATCACGAGCTTCTCATAACACAGACCCAATATCAACCAACATCCCCCACCACAACCGAACTTGATCTGACCTATTTCAACCATCCTACAAAGGCTTTACATTTAGTGAGCTCTAACGCTGATGGTACACAATGGAGTGGTATACAAAATTTCAGTTCTGCTACACTCTACATCAACGGTACACCCTTATTCGAGAACATGACCAGCACTTTCCACCACAATGTTGTGCCAGAAATGCATACTACATCTTTACCATCGGGTGTACTCGACACGGCACCCCTGTTTACGTGGCCGTTTTGTTTAAAAACGAATGCCTCGCAGCCTAGTGGAAGCCTTAACTTTAGCCGTATAGATAACTCTAAATTATCTCTCGAGGGACCCACGGGTACATCTGGTGGTATAAATAGGGTTTATGCAGTCAACTATAACATCCTCAGGGTAAAAGATGGTATGGCAGGTATAGCATTTGGTAATTAATTTATTTATTTTTTTAAGGAGTTAAGTATTTCATTAGTCTTGTTATACATGTTTTCGTGATAACGTTTTGTAAATCCTTTCGTAAGACGTCCATTTTCGATGGTATCGGTCTTTATGTCTTCCCACAAAGACAAACGCGTTTCCAAAAATTCAATGAAATCGTTTGAGTTTGCATTAGACTTATACCTAACACGTTCGGTATTCATAGCTTTTTCAATAGCTTTAGCCTTGTTATCAGAAAATAACTTCTCCCGCTCTTCGTACGAACGACGTGTAGTTGTTACCTCTTTAGATTTTTTGGTACTCATATATTGAGTAACTACTATATTCTTTATACACAATTATGGAAAAGATGTGGCGAATTTTCTCGCTTCTTTATCAACGTATTCGTTATTAACATCTCCGTTATGAGCTTTTACCCATATCCATTGAACTTTGTCAAATTGTCGCTCTAAATCACATAACTGTATCCACAAGTCCTTATTTTTGACAGGAGTACCCGACGCGGTTTTCCAACCGTTCATTTTCCAATTTTTTACCCAATGTTTCATACCATTTTTAACATAATTACTATCAGTATGTACGGATACTTCTTTTATTAGATGTTTTAAAGACTCACGTAAACCTTCTATGACAGCTTTCATTTCCATTATATTATTCGTAGTGAACGGATCTCCACCACTTATATCGAATAAATGTAAACATCTCGCAGCCCATCCACCTTTACCGGGGTTTCCCAAACAACTACCATCTGTGTAGAGTAGATGCATGTTATATATAAAAATTATATTTTTATATATAATTATAGGACAGTCGCGATCATGAATACAGTCCGCCCGCAGATGTTCCAAAAGAAATGTACAAAAATACCCAGACCAATAATTCGTGATTTAAAAAAGATACATGATTTGTCGTCTAAAAAGTCTTGGGAATATGCGGGCGCTGTAAAATGTAAAATAGGGCCAACGTCTGTAAAATTTGAAAAACCTTCCTTTGTTACCTCCAGAGACAGGAGACGAGTAAATTTAGAAGAAATAAACACTGTATGGCCTTCACTCGTAACGTATCACACACACCCACATATACTCGCGGTGCCGTTAAAAAATAGTGTTAACAAAGATATATTCGTAACACTCCCGAGTAACGCAGATTTTGAAGTTTGTATTTTAGGATTTCCGCAAATACAAACTAATATAATTTGCGATAGTCATGGATATTACATAATAGATATGATAGATGCCGCGGAAAGGAATAAATCACCGTTACCAGCTGGTGCGAAAAGAACCATGATCGATTTTAGACAGAGACCCGAAATACAAAAACGTGTTTTCGGCGAAGGTGGATTAGAGTATTATAAGACAACCTTAAAAGAATGGAAACGATTTATAAATAAAGAACTTAACGCTTATTTTAGAAAGGTGATGGGAATAACAATTCGATACTACAGTTACGATGATGAACCACCTTACATATGTTTCGATATAGATCAAATTATAAATACGAAATAAAGTGTCCGACCGGATTTGATTTCAATTTTAAATGACATTTTTCATGTGATTTAAAAATGAAGAATTAATTAATTATTTTAATAGCAAATACAAATTTGATTTGTATGCTTAGTTAGAGAAGGCAAGACCACCCATACCGGACTGGATGCGGAGAACGTTGTAGTTAACCGCGAACATGTTAAGCTGAAGCTGACCAGTGTTGCCGGCGGCAGTCTTAATAGACACCTGGGCATTGTCTATACGAGAAAAATTGCACGTCCCGGTCGGTTGATGCTCCTCGGGCTTAAGGGCAAACGAGTAAGAGTAAATACCGGGCATAGGGGAGCCAGTGTGGTGCTGGAACGCTTGGACCTGGTTGAAGTACTTACCGGACTGCTCCTTGAACCTGTCCTGACCGTTGAGAACGAGCTTCATGTTCTCGATAGTACCGACAGTCTCCTCATCGAAGGCGGTGGTAGTGGCACCAGCACCCGCGAGAAGCTTGGGGCAGTTACCGGCATCGAGGTCGGCGTGGATCTTGGAAGCCGCGAGGTCCATGTTAGCGATGGAAGTGGAAACAATGGCATCCGCGTCCTGGGTGAAGTTCCACATAGCGCAGTTAGAAACGTTGGACTCGGAAGCGCAGAAAACAAGCTCCTTGACGGGGTGATTGTACGAAAGCCTAATCTGCTTAGTCTGCTCCGCGGCGGCGAGCGTGTCCTGGCCCGTATGCTGAACCTGCTCAATGAGGTACTCGTGTCCCTTCTGGGCAAAACGCCTACGCTCCTCAGTGTCGAGGTAGATGTAATTGGCGTATACCTTGAAAGTAGTGTTATCAGTGTACAGAGAGAATTCCGAAGATAAATCGAAATCCAGCCTGACTTCATGATACTGCAGAGCAATTAGTGGGAGGGCAAGTCCAGGATTGCGGTTAAAGAAGAAAATAAGAGGAAGGAACACCTGAGAGTTATCACCGGTGGTCATCTTACCCCAAGTGGTCTTCTTAGCGGAATCGAGGTACAGCTCGGAGTAAAGGCGCCACCACTTCTGGTAGTGCTTGTCAATACGCTGTCCACCCACGGATAATTCTACGTCCTTGATAGCACGCTCGGCGACCCACTCGTTAGAGAGGGCACCAGCGTTAGCCGAAACAACGCCGAGGTTCGCCGCCTTGAGCTCGACATACATGTCGCCTACAAGGTCACCGTTACGCGCGATGGTAACAGATACGCGACCGGAGTCAGCGGCAGTACCGTTAACGGTCTGCTCGATGTTCTCCATAGCGAAGTTAGTGTGGCGGCGGTAAACCGCCTGGAAGAAAGTA